TGCTAAGAAGGCTCCTGCGAAGAAGATTGTTGATGATGATGATGAGTCTGAGGCAATTTCCTACTTCCGCAAGTTAGCGGAAGAAGATGAGTGAGTGTGATTCACTCCCCACCGTAAAAGGTGTTGGCCCCACCAGAGATCGCATCTCTGGTCCGACAGCCCCCGCAAGGGGGTTGTTTCTTTTACAACTCACCCACCCGTGCGTGGGTGCGCCCGTGCCTGCCCGTGCCCGTGCGTGAGCGCACCCGTGTGCGTGTGCGAGGATCAAATCAAACCACTGGGATGCTGCATCATTTCGCTCCTCACGAATGTGGGTTCTGTATTTCTATGAGGTTGAGGAGCAATTATAGTTGGCTGTGACTTTGATCCAGAAGAGGCTATGTTAACATTAGATGTGTTGATAGACGGAACCCCACCTCTATTTCTCATCTCGTTTTCTCTTCTTTGTTGTCTTTCAAGTTCTTTCTGCTCTTGGTATTTTTTAATCCGCTCTGAATTTTCCTTTGCAATCCTATTGAAAATCGCAAATGGATTGAACAGTTCATTGATGGAAACAGTTTCATCTGAGAACGGTATGTCCATTTGTTCGTTCAATTTCTTAGTTAGTCTTTCCCACCAGTTTAGACTTCTTGCTGGACCTGGAAGTGGCGTACCAGCACCTGGTGCGTCGAAACCTGTTAATGAGACCGCACCTTGCATCTGCCTTTGTGAAATCTGTGTTGCTTTTGGATTTGTATTTGCCGATTTGGTTTTGCTTTCCACTATACCTAAGTAACTGAGCAAGCCCCCCAAAAGGTCATCAAGCGATTTCATGACATCATCAAATATGTCTTTGACCTTTTCAATTATATCCTCCACAAAATCAGGGATGATATCTGATAGTTTTTCTTGCAAAAGAACAACCCCACGATACATCCAATACAATGGGTTAGATTTAATTGCAACTTCCAAAGCGGCCTTTCCAAGTTGTTTGGTCTTCTCCACCGCTTTACCTAAAAATTCTTTGGTTTTTTCGTAGATTGTTCCAAGAGTCGAAACAACCATGTCAAAGTTCTCTACGACTTTATTGTACATCCATTTCATCGACTCATAGATGATTCGTATTGGATTGATTTTCCACAGGAAGTCGATCCCCATCATTGTATATTCCCACAGATCCCCAAAGAACCCTGTCACCTTTTTGACTATGCCGTCAAGGAAGTTGTAGATTCCATCGAATCCTATAAGTCCTAGAGTCAGTCCATCTATAATTCCTGCAACTACTCCAACAATTAACCCTGATATCCCATCTTTACTGAACCCTTTGAACGCACCTATAACAGCGTCTATTACTGTCAATAGTATTGTGAGTGGAATGAACAACTTACTGACTATCGTCAGAACTGGACGAAGGATTTTGAATATGCCACTTACGATTCCATAACCGAATCTAAATCCAGCCATGAAGAATTCAAATATCTTCATAACGGGGGCAAAAAACTTTGATAGTGCAGACCCAATCGTTCCAAACACAGTTCCTATGTCTTTGAATATTGCGAAAGTTGTTGTTAAGGTTCTTGATATTGCTCCAAATGTAGAGGTGAAGAATCTTCCTATCACAGTACCTTCTTTGAGATAGGTGAAAAATGATTTCATCCCGTCTAATACCTTGTCTATTAAAGGGAATGTTTTCCGCAAGTAGGAGAAGAACCTTGATATGACCCCACCCTCTTTGAATAGAGATGTGATGATTCCGAATGTTCTTACTATGGCAGCGGACACCATACCAACTATCACTCCCACAACAAGTGCTAAAACAGCAAGGAGCCTAAACAACCAACCACCATTCTTCATCTCATTCCACATTCCTCTAATATTGGCATCTATTTCTCGGATTCTATACTTCAAATCCTTGTACCACGCTGGCAGTTCCTGTGATTCTCTTCTTTGTTCCTCTCTTTGTCGCTCTTGTTTTTCGGTTGCGGCTATCTGTAGCAGTGATGCTTCTTCAATGTTCTTGAATATTTCTATCTGCTTTTCCTGTGCCTTTATTGACTCTTCAAATTGTGATTCTGCTAATCTCTCCGCACGAATTTGCGCCACTTCTTCCCTAACACCTTCTTGTATCAGTTTTTCTTCTAGAGACTTTATGATGTCTTCTTTTCGGATCGCCTCTTTCATCTCCGTCAGTTTTTCAACGATCTTGGTTTGGGTTTCTTTGTCTTTAGCCCACTTCGCCGTAAATACCATAGCAGCAGTTTCGTCTTTCTTACGATCTATTCCTGCCGACTTCATTGCATCACTGAGCATCTGTTGAACGATAGACAGACTTTGTATGCTTGCTCCGGTTCTTTCGATCAGTTTTCCAATTGAGTCTTCGCCTGATGTTCCCTTGATTTGTTCGACCGCATCACGAACCTCTTGAGCAAGTTTTTCCGTTTCCGTGTCCTCTGTTGCTGCATCGGTTTCCTCTGTTCTATCCCTCTCTTTTTCGGATGCCAGTTTTGCAGCAGCGATCTCTTCTGCCTTTCTTTCCTTTTCCCTCTGCGATTGTTCTTCTTTTGATTGCTTGATGAATTCTTTGGACCATGTCTTGAATTCAAGCGAGAGGGTTTTCTCTCTGATTTGTGCTTCTGTGATTGCTTCTGTCAGTTCTTTTGTGACATCTAATGATGCATCGAGTTCTCGCTTGACCAAATCCATCTTGGTGTTCGAATCGTCAGCAATAAGCACAAGCGCATTTGTGATTTGCTTTTGCGTGGCCTTGACTTCATCCTGAAATCCCTTGAGTTCTTTGATCGTGTTTTCTCTTGATGCTTTGGCTTCCTCGTATTGTTTCAGCGCAACTCCAAGTGCTACAGCATCACCTTTCGTTTCGGCTTCTGTCTGCTTCTTCTTTGCATTGATTTCTTCACGCTGTAGAGACTCGATCTTCTCTGTAAGTTCTCGGATGTATTTGGTTTGGAACCCTTGATTATCTAATTGATCACGCAACAACTCAACCATTTCACGGTTGTATGCGCCGGACCATTGGCTGTCACTTCCTGGTGCGGTTTGGTTTTTTGGATTTGTTTCGCCTTCGTTTGCCATGGGGGAGGTTTACTTATGGGGTTAGGATTGGTTTTGCTTTTCCATTAACTCTTTCTCTTCTTTGAGGTGCTGAATCAATAATTCTATGTAAATTCGACGCTCCCATGGAACCATTCCTTCTATTTCTGTTAGCGAATACTTATGGTGTTGCATCAAAGAAAAGTTGGTTTCGAAATAGTTCATCAGACTGTCATGGGAGGTCGCTATCAGAAAAAATCAGCCACCCCTTTCAGAGTAATTTTGTCTTCATGTCCACACTTACATTTGAATGCCACTTCTTTAGTCAACTGAGGCATAGTTTCGAAGAACTCAGACATCTTTTTGAACTGAATTTGGGTCAGAGATTCGATGAATTCTGCTACATCGTTTAGGCCAACCTCTTTGGATGTAAATGTCTGTGTTGGTGTGTGTATTTTGTCAACGCAAAGGGCGATCAGGGTGAACATTCTTTCTGTGTCGGTCTTCTTATCTTGCATCTTTTCAATGTCTGAGTATGTCGGACACCGCATCTCTATGATTGTGTCTTCAGTTAGGTTGATCTTGTTTGTGTGGTTGGGACTAACATTTGGATTTAATTCAGATAGGTTAATCGTTATCTGATTGGGATGTTGACATGACGAACATTTGATTTGGGGAGTGGAAGTCTCTCCGACAGACTTTGTTCGTATGTTGATGAATAGGTATTCGATATCAACAAGGGCGGCTTCAGCCATGTCTATCTTGCCAAAAGTGCAAGCAGACACAACATCCTGCATTGCCTTGTATATCTCTTTCTCGTTCTTCGATTCTGATGCTATCAGTAAGATCTTCTCTTCTTTGACCAAGAATGGTCTATATGTGATTTTTTTCCCGTTACTAGGAAGAGTCAGATCATATGTCGGGGTCGCCGCAACTAGGTTAGTAAGTGTTCCCATTTTAATTTCATCTCCTTATTAGTCACATCACAGTTGTCCGAGGAATCCTTGCCCCTGTGAAATGAAGGCAAGACCTTGATTGAGTATTTCTCTGATTTCGTCATTGGGATTTCTTGCTGGCAAACCATCTGTTTTAGGGTTAATTAGTCTTCCATCAACACCTCTAGGCACATTTCTGCTTTGATCGTATTTCTTTCTTGCCTCTATTTTTTCGAGCATAGACTGTGCTTCTCTTCTTTGCAATTCTTCCCAGTCTCTACGAGTGTCCTCGATGGTTGTGCTAACCAACCCATCTCTGACAAAGTTGCCATTGTCATCCACTATTTCCAATCCCGCACCGTCTGGTATTGTTGCAACAAACCTTCCGTTGTTGTCTAACGCAGGGACACCTGGTCTGATAGGTTTGGCTTCATTACCCCTACGGACCTCACGATACATGAAATCGACTTTCATCTTTAGCGATTCCGTGCTTTGTCCATAGTTTTGAGTTCCACTGTTCAGTTGTATGTTGTATGGATAGACTTCTGTCAATCTTATTGTGTGTGTCCCGATGTCTTCTCCAAGGATTCTTGTCGCTGTTTCTGTATCTTGTGCCCAACTTGGAAGTTGAATTATGCTTATTGATGCGTCTTTGGCGTAACTGTTGTAGAATCCGACTTCTTTGGTTGTAGGATTTACGATCAGGTTTTGCCATTTCTCAAACAGGTTTTTCTCAAACATATCGGCCAAAACATGAAATTCAAATGAAACGCCCGACGAGTTGTTTGTATTCAATCCATACGGTATTAGTCTATTTGGAGTAGATACTACCATGTCATGCGTCATGAAAGACTTTGCGGGTAATGAAATAGAACTGACCGTCAAAGCAAGTCTTTCTCGTATCTCTAGAGTCCCATATCCTAAAAGATTTGATATGTTGAATGGAACATCAAGCATCATGATGAAACGATTTGGTCTCATCAGTCCTTTGTTTCGAATAGCACTATAGAAGTTGTCTATAAAGTTGGGCATGATGGTTACTTAGAGTATCTATTCGCCCACTGCCACACCTCTTCACGCTTTGCTCCACGGAATCTCTCTATAGGCATGAACGATACGAACTTCCACTCATCGGAGGATATTACATTGGCTTTGGTTTTCACGCAGTTGAAGTAGTATCTCTTTATGGCTGCTTTGAACGGTTTCATTTTGGCAGTTGATTTCAGGTATGCGTATGTGACCTTGAAAAGTGCCGGAGGATCTTTTGCATAGTTGGGGTTCGTTGTCATACGCAAAAGATTGTTTAGGAATGTTGCTCTTATGGTAGGTGAAAGATAGTGGAGGTTTAGCCCAAGGAAAGAGTCCCCCACCTTATGGATCATGATCACCAAAGGGAACTCATCCCAAAATGGCAGTTCCGATTTAGTTTTGGGGTCGTAGCCGAAAAAGATCATTGTTCCTATTCTTGGCCGATTGGCATTGACACTCGACATATTTTGATTGAACTTCCGAGAATCCATTTGTGTTTGGATTTTGCTCAGGTTAGTAGCCAACCATCGAGTAGCCTGATCGGATTGAATGTCTTTTCCGGAACGATTGAACTCGTTTATGATTTTTCCGACTTCTCGTTTACTCATTGTTTGCTCCGTTTTTGGAGAACAAGTTGTCCTCAGTTAGGATTTTGAATTCCCATCCTTTGTCGCTACACATCTCTCTAGCAGCCTCCCACTTTGCTGAATTAATCATCCAATTTCGCATTTCCGTCAGTTTTGACTTTGACACTCTTTTTGCCTTGGGCGGATTGGGTTTTTTGGTTTGTGATTTCGGCTTGACCTCTATCAGGTAGATCTTTTTCGATCCATCTTTAGACTCTACCTTTACCCAAAAGTCAACGAAATACCGATGTATTCTTCCATCGATTGGAGACACATAAGGCACAACCACTTCTTCAGAGGACCACTCCAGAACGGACGAGTTTTCGTCACAAAATACCATGAACTTTCTTTCCCAAAGTGATCTGTAGAAACAAGTGTTTGAATCACCCTTGTATTTCTTCGGGTTTCTTGGTTTGTAGCAACCTTTGTAACTTGAGTTTGAGCGACGAATGGAATACCCCCTCATCTTGAAATTATTTAGGTGGTTTTCGTCTAAATACACACATGCCCAATCAAACAAGCAATAGGAGTGGCGGCTGTGAGTGATACATTTGATCCAATCAATCCATTTGTGGACAGTAGATTAGGAGACAATGGGGTCTACCCAGCGGACCCCTTGAATCCATTTTTAGAGGGTTCAGAAATTGTTCAGGACTCCATACCCAACCTAACCCCGTTCGAAAGATTTGCATTTCTTGACGAAGATCCTGAAGAGAATTCGAATCAGCAAAGAAACACAGGTAGTATTGCTCCACCTCTGTATTATCCTTATGACCTTGGTTTGGCAGAAGATTTACAATACATGGTTCGATTTACCATTTATGACACAGGTGGTGCAGAACTCGAAAAACATAGACAGAGATTTACAGAAAATCAAAGGCAACTTCAACAAACTATAAGGGATTCTGCGAGAGCATCGGCTGATGAGCAGGGTATCGATGCAGGAAACAGCATAACACTTTCGCAACTTGTGGCTATAGGCAAAACTGCTTTTGGTAGTGCATTAGATAGCGTTGTGAATAGTTTTGGTGGATTGGATGGTAGTAAAGTAAAAACCGGATTAGGTCGTGGTAGAGATTCATTTGTCGAGGAGGCATCCGGATTTGGTGGACTTACTGAGGAAGTTCAAAGCATTTACCTGTACCTTCCGGGACAGATGAGTATCTCTTATAAGTTTGACTATGAAGATGCAGACCTATCCGCATTAGATATCCTTAGAGGACTTCGAAGTCTCACAGAAACACAGACACAAACATCAGGTGCAGTTCAGGCAGAAATTGCTAAAAGTCTTGGAATGGCTGCTTTGAAAGTTGCTGATGAGGCTATAGAACTAGTTGGTGGACAAGAAATATTCACAAAGAATCAGGCAGCAGCAACAAGAGAAATTAGAAACCCATTTGTTGTGCACCTATTCAAAGGGGTTGGTAGAAGAACATTTAGGTTTGAATTTAATCTGCTCCCTAGATCTTCCGAGGAAGCGATAACTATAGAGAAAATTGTGAATACATTCAAAATGTATGCACACCCTGAGAGATCAGAGGGTGGTAGATATCTGAATTTTCCTGCTGAGTTTCAGATAGATTTCCTATACAAAAATGCTGATGCAATTCGAATGCCAAAAATAATGAAGTGTGCACTAACATCCATATCCACAGACTATGGTGAGGCCACATTTACCACAACAGTAATCGATTCTGGTGGAAAGGTTTCCCCCACAAAAGTCAAATTGTCATTAGAGTTTAGTGAACTTGAACTCTTGACTAGAGAGAGAATAGCAAGGGATGGTGCATAACCGTGGCATACTTTGACAACTTCCCTAACATAAACTACCCAATAGTCGTTGATGGTAAACCCGTCCGCATTAACTCTAAGAACATTGTTCTGAGGACAAAGTTTCTCGACTATGTCAAATCAGGACAGACCTCTTATCGTGATTACACCATAAAAGATGGTGAAAGACCTGAAACCTTGGCAAATCGTCTGTACGGAAGACCTGATCTTCATTGGGTTATACTGTTGTTCAATGACATACTGAATCCGCTTTTCGATTGGCCTTTATCGTCGGGTGATTTAGGTCGAATGATACGAAATAAGTACAAAGGTAAGGCAATATTCATCAATTCAAAGGTCGCAAAGTTCGGAAATCAGTTTGGAGTTTCGAAGCCAGCAAACGAAGAACTTTGGTATGAGATTGGACAAAAAGTCTATCAAACTAGGGGAAGTGCCGTGGCTCAAGGTACTGTAAAGGATTGGGATCCTAATCTGTACAAGATTGTATTAGACTCAGACACCATATCTGGTTTATTTTCTGTGAATCCTGGCATCACAGTAATTGGAAATGATGTCTTTGACTTAACTCACGATAGAACGGATGGGGTTAGCATCTACGCATCGGTTGGGAAAGTTGTTGAAGACAACATCTACGCTGTACACCACTTTGTTGATACAAACACAGGCAGGATTATAGATCATCATGCTAAAATTCTCACATCTGATAGCGATGTGGTCGATTCCAGTATCTTAGACAGATATGCAGTCTATGGTAACGAAGTCATACCGCTGGCAGGCAGAAATATAGTTTCAGTGTCCAACTATCAGTATGAAACGGAGAAGAACGATGCACTTAGAAACATAAAGATTCTTCGTCCGGGACTTATCGATACTGTGATCAAAGATATGAGGAGTCT